TCCCGGTCCTGTTTGAGTAGTGACGTCTTAACCAGCCCACTCTCACCTACGTGGCATGGCCAGAAGCGTCGTGCGCCCGTCAAATCAGCGATATATGCCTGACCTACTTCATTCGTAGTGCCTGCAAAGACGCAAGTACGGGGGTAGGATTTGGCGTCACGTTCGTAACTCAAGCGGACGTCATCAACGGTAGTAGTCAGAACCGCTTTCAAGGCTTCCATATCACCTTTTCGGACAGTCGCCAACTCTGACATTTCAACAATTAGTTTACCCGAAATCACGGCTACCATGTCCTTGTGCATTGTGCCGGTCCCAGTCATACCCCCGGAATACTCAGAGTAGAATTGCCCACCGAGCGCCCGGAGAGCCTGTGACTTGCCGATTCCTTGGATACCTTCGAAGATTAGCATGTGGTCAGCTTGGCATCCGGGTTCCATCGCCCGAGCCACGGCACTGATCAGCCATTTGCGACCAATAGCACGAGTATAAGCGGTGTCCTTCGTGCCCATGTAATGTGGCAACCACTCGTCCAAACGTTTGACACCATCCCAACGCATTTCCTTTAAGTGGACCCGGAGCGGGTTGACCCGGAATTCCTCGGCTAGATATTTAATCACAGCGGCAACGTGGAATTGCTTGACCCACGAATCGCCCATCGTGTGGAATTTTACCATCAGGTTGATTTCGTCAACGTCTGATACCCTCGGGCAATCAATGTCACCAATCTTCCCGGCACGGATACGGTGGTCGAAATCTGCAATCCAGAACATAGGGCAACTGCCCTCTTCCTGCATCGCTCGGGTCTGGTTGATCAGCCCGACCAAGTTACCCTTCTCATTGTTCTCGCCAATCGTCGCCTTCTGGAATCGGGCGCGTTCGGCCTTGATTAGGTCTTCCAGCAGCAGGACCCGGAGCCGGACTGCTTCTTTCTTGAGTCGCTTGATGATACCGCCCAACTGCTTACCAGTAGCACAGGCGGATTGCACCAATTCAGCATCCATATCGGCTTGGTCGCCATCGCACCACGCTTTCAGTCGGTCATAGACTGTTTCCGGGTCTTTATATGTCGGGTCGATTTTCTCGCGAAATTCCTTCCAACGATACGCAGAACAACTGTCATGCAGACAACGATATACGGGGCGGTTATTAACCAGACCCACCATGGGAGATTGATGATTTTCATTGAATGGGCACTTTGAAATGATCCACTTCTGACCCTCGTTGCCGAACATCGGACGGGGACCGCTTGTAATGGTCTGCCCGCGATCGGCTAGCCATTTCACTATGTCGGTGATATATTCCCCGGTCATGTCCCGGTATTCTTCACTCTTGGCATCCCGGAGTGGGCGGGCCACATTATCAATTTGCTCCCGTGTCAATAACTTTAACTCAGCGGGAATCTTTGTAATCATCGCTACTCGGTGCGGGCGCTCGTCAGTACTACTACCCTTGGCGCTTATCGTGCCGTACACCTTCCAAACCCGGCTCGAGTTGAACACGGTGACGTCTACTTTAACCCGGTCATCTGAGAAAATGGACGAGAGCATCTTCAAAGCACACTCGAAGTCGATTCGGGAAGCGTCATCAGCGGGTTCGTCGACCTTATACATCACGTGGACGCCATTCCCGGAATCGGCCCGCACGGGTTCCGGCCAACCAATAGAAGTCAGCCAATCAGTAACAACCTCTGCTTTGTCACGGGCTTCCAGCAATTCAGCATCTGAAGAGGATATCCCTGCAGGGCGTACCGGGTCGAAGTCCATTAGGAACCATTTACGGCGGATGACATCGCTATCAGATGATGTCAAGAATGTACCGTATTCGAACCGATTCTGGCACCGGGCCAGCAAATCCGGGTTGATCGGGTTGACGGTGACGTAAATAGCTTGGTGCTTGCCGTTTTCCTTGGCTATCAGTGCGGCGGCGATGGCGGTGTCATTAAAGTATCCGCTAATAGTCCCCGCTTTGGTCTTGGGAATGCGTACCTCGAATACGCCCCCCGGCTCTTGGATAAGGTCTAATGCGGCTTTTACCAGCATAGCTGGCTTTGTCTCTCTGTATTCTTCGAAATTCATATTGCAGTTTCTTTTCTGAGATAAGGGGGTAGCTGTTCAGCGATCAACTGGCGTTGGAATTGGATGTCACTCAGCGCTGAAATATCTGCATAGCAGGTTGCGTCGGGAATTTCCTTATGATAACGACCGGGGATAACGAAGACCCGCTCGACGATACAGATCATGAAATGAATGGGCATGAAAGGCGCCCATCTGCGAATATACTGATGTTGGGATGCTTCCACCCCGATCTTGTTCCGGGGGTTGATATCCTTATCGATAGCCTTGATTTCCAACCACCCAACTCGAAAACCATCAGCAGGTATCACGTAATGCAAATCCGGGACCCCCGGTGAAACTTGGCGGTCCTCATGCCAAGTCATCATCCAGTGGTCCCGCATACGGGGTTCCAGATAATCCCGGAACTTCTGTTCAGGGAGCCTTGCCACCGTTTGCCTCGTAAGCGTAGAACATCAAATTGTCATGGATGTGGAAGTGTATATTATCTGACCATTCGAACTCTTTGATAGCCCAATTGATCTTCTTGATATACTGCTCTTCGAGTCCCTCCTGTGCATGGCGGGCAGTCAGGTCGACACCATGCAGGCGGATAAACCGGATACCGTCTGCAAGGTCACATAGTTTGATCAATGCGATAGTGGCGGGCGATGCAGGAATAGATAGTTCTTTCGGGGTCACTATTTCCTCCAGATCATCCAAGCTATCGATATGTCGCTTAGTGTGTGTCGGGACGTCGCCGGTAAACGCTTCCGGGATATCATGCACCAGTGCAGCAGCACCAACAACGGTATGTGTGTCAAACGTGTTGACGGGAGCAGTCTTCGCAATAGTCATCGCTAGCAGCGCGACATTTGCGGAGTGCTCAGCCAATGTTTGCTGACGCGTCGTGTCAATCATATGCCAGCGTTTCACGGCGTGGAGCCGCATTACTGTTTCTAAGGCGTGGCGCTCCTGCCCGTAAGCGAGAAATTCACTCAACATGACTTGCTACCCCCAGATCGTTGATTGTCCATTTACGTTGATTATTGATCGCCATTTTACGGCGTATGGCTCCTTCGATGTCGAACATCTGCTTGGAGCCATAATCCAACAGCATGATCATGACGTCAGCATATTCCTCTTCGGACTGCGCCTCGACCAGTTCCCCGATTTCAGAGAACAACTTCATGAACATACTGGAGGGGGTGCGATTCGGGAATAGCTTATCGGCATGGACCTGAACTTCATAGGCAAAATTATCGATGCTCATTTCAGTCCTCTAACTTCCCGGCGTGGGATCACGTTACTGTCATCCGGCCCGTAACCAAACCACTGAACTTTGGGTGGATTAAAGTATCCCTTACCACCTTCTTCAATCAGCCGCAACACAGTATCGAAATCAGCAGGGTCCTGCAGGTAGTTAACGAAATTGAGGAACACCCGAGTATCCCAATAGCCGCCACAATGGAACATCGCCTCTTCCATCTGTTTGCGGGAGAATGAGAATATACGGCGTTTCAGCTTGGTCACTGTCGTGAGTTCCGGGGCGACGCCGGGGAATCCATCCCAATCGAGTTCAACCTGATCAGGATAGCAGGGACCGGATGACCCGTCACGATTGTTCACTCGGATAGGGAAAGTACGGCACGCGCCAACAACCTTGACATAACTGGCCCAACGATATGGGAGTCCACAATCAGCAGCGATCTGCCAAGGAGTAACATCACGACTTGTCGTGTAGGGATATTGTCCGTGATACATTGAGAGGCTGAATCCTTGAGCACCTTCAATGAGAACGTTTTCGGCTTGTTCGAGTGCGGCACGGTAGTCGTCCTCAGATACGACATATTTCCCAAGTGGTTCAAGCCAGAATCGTTCCTTGGCGATGTTTGGACCATCTGGATGACGTTGAATGCGCTCGATCGCAGCAGCCCCACAACCCTTGGTGGTAGACCCAATCTTGGTCATACCCCAATCTACTTCTTGCTTGGCGTGGTAATTCTCAACCACTGCCGCTTGGGGGTGAATCATAATTCGCTTGTCTTTGAGCCGTCCGTGATTCTGAGCAATCTCATTCAAAAGTGTGTCGTGGTGGATAAGTGCGCCCGGCCCGATCAAAATATTCTTCACTGTGTCCGAAGACACCGCCCCGGTGGGCAATTGCTGTGTCATCACGTGCATTTCACGCTCTTTGTCAATGTAGGTGTGCCCCGCATTGGTGGCGAACGAACAAACTACGGTATCATAATTCTCCCGCTTGGCTAGATATCCGGCGATCAGTCCTTTCCCTGTGCTTCCATACTGGAAGTCCATAACCATGTCGACTTTATGGGTCATATTAGTCCTTACTTGCTTCATACCAATTACTACCGAATTTAGCGGAGGCGGTTATTGGTACCCGCATCCGCACTACACTACTCTCGGAATTGAAATCAGTGTAAACCTTAACTAATCGCTGCTTGACTTCTTCATCCGGGAGCATCGAGATACCGGCTTCGTCGTGACAAGACATCATCAGTCTCGCTGGAAGCCCGCCCGCCCGAATTTCGTCATCAATAGCGATTAGTCCTAACTTGTGGAGGTCGGCGGCATATGCTTGGTACAGCAGACCCGCTGCCTTATGCGCCCCCATGCCCCTCGGGAACCTCAGTCTCCTGCCCATGGCTGTTTTGACAAACCCTGTCTCCTTCGCAATGACCTCGGCTTGCTTCATAAATACCTTGACACCGGGCAGCGTCTTGTGGTACATATCGAATATATCGGTCGCTTCTTGTCCCGGCACGTACGCCATCTTGCCCTTGTACTCCTTGATGGTATAGGGCATGTTCATCATGAATGCCAACTTACCAGCCCCGGCCCCAAAGGATAATCCCAGATTGATCTGCTTCGTGTTTGGAGCACCGGCATGGGTGGCATTACGAGGGATACCCGTCATATCACTGACGATCTGGTGGTAATCCATGCTCGGGTTATCATTATATGCCTGAATCACATCAGGGATGTTTTGAAGGTGAGCACCGCAACGGAAGTCTACCTGTGAGTAATCGGCACAAAGCCATTCTTCCCCGGCATCGGGTAGGAACATGGCTCGGAGGATTGCAGCATTAGCTTTGTCACGTTTTGTAATCTGCTGTAACGCCGGGTCTGTAGATGATAAACGTCCGGTGACAGTCCCCGCATCTGCATCGTTACGTGTTTGATTGAAGGAGGTATGTACGTACCCATCCCCATCAGCACTTCCAATAACATGACCTCGGATGAAGGTGTCCCGTAACTTGATGGTCTTGCGAAGAGCCTGTATTTTCTTAGCCAATGGATGCTTGATTTCCCGCATGACGTTTTGGTCAAGCGACGGGCCTTTGCCCCCTTTGGTAGGTCCAACCAACGTACCATCGATGAGACGCCATTGGAATTTGCTGATCGGCTCTGGCTTGAAGAAAGCCCGGACTTGCGGTGTACTGTTGACATTGAATTTACCTCCTGCAATTTCGTTGATTTCGGACTGTAACTGCTCTTCCTTGACATCTAGATCGGGGATTGCTGCGTGGGCGGCTTCCAGATCGACCCGGACTCCGCCCCAAGACATATCGGCCAAGACAGGGAGCAGACGCATTTCAAGGTCAAGCACCCGTTCCAACTTTTGTTCGGTGATCTGGATAGCTTGGGTGCGATAAATAGCAAGGGCATCAGAAGCGTCAGAGGCACCGTACGGGGCCACTATAGCTGCAGGGACCTCTCCTAGTCTCCGGAGTACCTCGGTGGTACTGCTCCACCCCATCGCCGCCCGGATAGCCTCCAGATGCTCTAGCTTCTGGGACACGACCCCCCGATAACCCGCAATAGAGGCCAAGTCATAGGTCAGGTGGTGTTCGTCAATGAGGCACTCGGCAACCATGGTACAATACCATTGGACGGAGCGTGGGTCTATTTTGAAGTGTCTCGTGCACTGGTAGTCAAATTGAGCGTTCTGCGCCACGACCGAGCGGTTACGTAGAGTATCCCGGAGCCAATCAGCAACACGAGGAGTCTCACGAACATCCCAATACCAACTGCTATTCCCGTGAGCAACAGCAATACCAAATACACCAAAATCTGGTGACCAATACTGAAGACCTGTCGTTTCATAATCCAGTCCTATTGTTTCACCAGCGGGTATATTTGGGAATGTCATTGTACTATTAAAACTATTAAAAAAGACCGGGGGGATAACCCCCGGCCATAAAATCCCCGGCTGGCAACTGCAAAGAAGCGCACCGGGGCAGGGAGACAACTGGTTTAAATTTCGCCGCGATCAGAGCCGCCAGCGTCGGCGGCAGGGGCCGCACTTGCGTGGTCAGCTACGACCATACCGGCACGGAAGGACTCATAGAGGCGCTCGGCTTCTTTGTAGACCTTTTCCGGTGGGAATCCTGCGGGTTGGACCACGAAATTCTTAAACTTCTGGCCTTTCTTGTTCTCGTCGGTAAACGAGGACAACTTATAAACACGGGCGAAGCGATCACCGCCAGCGATCTGAATCATGGCATTCCATTTGCGGCTGACCTTGCTCTTGGTCTTGGCCATAGAAATCACGATCTGTTCGCAAACGCCATCGGGGGTGATACGCAGACCATAATGGACGGGGGTGTCCACCACTTCCACGATGTTGCCACCTTTGGAGGTAGTGCCAGCCAATTGCGGGTCATTACCAATCACGAGGTCGCGCTTCTCATTGGCCTGTTCCAGAGTGGGGAACGAACCGTGGAAACCACCACCGCTGTCCTGATCTTGCCACACGAGGTATTCCAACTGGAAATATACCGGGACAAAGTAGGCAACGTCGCCAATGACCTCTTGAGTCACGCTGTTAAATAGCTGTCCGTCGCGGGCATCGGGGTCGAGTTCCTTGATGGGGCTGAGTGCCTGAACAATTTCCAGACGGGGGAGGACCATATCGGAAGATTTAACTTCCTCAGAGCCACGGGCTGTGTCCTGCTTGATATAGCTTGGGACTACTGATTGCGCAAAGGCCAAATCGGATGATTGTGCGACTGCGACTTCTGTCTTCTTACTGGTAGCCATTTGAGATTTCCTCTGGTGCTGGTTGAAAAAGGTCCCGCTGTGCACCGTACAGGTAGGGACCGGGGAGAAAATGGGTGAGGAGCATTACTGCGACAACTCGAATCGGTACTCTTCATCGAATCCGCTGGTTACACTGCTCCTCATAAATTTAGACTTTAACGATGCTGGCGCGGATAAACGGGGTCACTGACAGGAATTCGGGAGCCTCGACGCCATCAACGATCATGCGGCGGACGAGGGCTTTCATGGACGAAGCGTTATAGGACTCACTGATCATTTCATCGTACCCACAATCGCGCAGCCATTGCATAGCCGCATCTTTTTGCCCGGCTTTGGTTGAACAGTACAAGTCCGACGCTAATTGTATCCGGCCCAAACCCTCGAATGTCGCATTCTTGACTTCGAGAGCATCCATCAACTCGGGAATACGCTTGAGGCGCAGATCGTCGAGTTCCTGATTGATACCTTTCAGGGTTTCCTCGATCGCTTCTTTGCGCTCTTGGGTTTCTTTCATCTGGGACACTAGTCCCTTAAGATCACTCAGATCAGGCATACTATATTCCTATTAAACGTTAGCGGTTGCGATGTCCAGTACACGGTAGCGATTATCTTCACGACGCCACACAAGATACCGGGGAACTTTCCGTGCCAATCCCAACGCATGACCAGTTGCGAAGATCGCTGTTGGCTGGCCAGTTGTGATGATAAAGTCACGGCTCTCGTCGTATTCCTCGACGAAACGGGCTACGTTCCCAGACCAAACGGACTGAACGGACGAATTGGGATGCAGCGGCATATCGCTGCGGGTGATGAATCGGATATCTCCATATATTATTGCGGGAGAGTAGTCCATGGCGTTGCCTTGAGAGACTTGCTCTTTAACTACCCATACTATCGGCTTAATCATCTTTAAATCCTATCATCTATCGTGTACCCCGAGTATACCACGCCGGGGCGATCGTGTCTAGTATCTATTCACCTACAAGGGAGATATCCTTCCCTGCTTTTAGACGGGTCATGATATATTCCTCTATTCCCATCTTTTCAGCGATGGCTGCGATTATCGCTTCATCGATGGTCTTTTCCATCACCATGTCGACTATTGTAACGGTCCGATGTTGGCCGATTCGGTGGGCACGGTCTTCACTTTGCGCACGATCAATATATGCATTAGTCCCGGAATAGTAGACCATGGTGTCGTCCATTCCGGATATAAGAGTAAGTCCAAGACCTGCCGTAGCTGGATTGCCCACGAAGAATCGAAGGGATGGGTCGTTGCAATATCGATCTTCAATTCTTGAGCGTTCTTCTTTGTCAGTTGCTCCATAGTACAACGCCACACTATCAGGGCCATACTTTTCGGACAGCTTTGTTGCGATATATTCGAGTTCATGAACAAACGTGCTCCATACAATGAATTTACTGCCATCGAAGTGGTCAGCAATCAGGTCAAAAAATGAATCCATCTTGGGATTCGACTTCAGCGGTTCCAACGTTACTTTTTCAGTCAGGGGGTCCTGCCGGGGCAACCATCCACCCACGATCTGACGCCACCTAAGGACACGCTCAAGTACGTTATCTACCTTGATAAGCGGGGCGTTCGGGTCATCACTCATTCCCTTCTTGATCATCTTCAAAAGCGCTTTCTGCTCAGGGGTCGCCGTGACATAACGCTGTTTTATCATTTTAGGCGGCAGATTAAGGACGCCCTTACCTACTTCGACTGTATATGGCTCAATCAGGGTCATCAATTCTTCGACATTCTTGAACCCGATAATCTGCTTGCCCTCGTAACCGCCCATTTCTATATAGCGCGTCTTGAACGACCACCAATCTCCGGCACCGATGATGTTGGGGTCTAGAAATTCATATTGTGCGAATAGGTCTTGAAGACCGATCGCAATGGGTGTTCCGTTGAGTATGATTCGATACGCGGAAGCATCGCGAAATTCAATCGTGCGCTTCGTTCGGAGAGCCGTGGGGTTCTTAATGCGTGAGGATTCATCGCAGATGACCATGACATTGCGATGGGGGAAGAAACCACAAACACTATCGAATAAGGATTCTGAGACACCAAGACCTTCCACTGATACCGCGAGGACTTGAAGCTTCCCGGATTTCCGGTCGTTATAGAAGTCCTGCAACCACCCGGCTTTGGTTTCATGAGATTTGAACTCATATTCAACGGTGGCGTACTTGAGCAACTCTTTCCGCCACGTAGCTCGAAGGGTAGAGGGGCAAACAATGACAACTGAATCGATCTGCCCGCCAAGGTACCGAGCGCAAGCCAAATGGATCGCAGCAAATGTTTTGCCTGTCCCCATCTTCGCGAACCATGCGGCAGCAGGAAGGTTCCAAACTTTGTCGAGCATGCGGCGTTGATGGTCCATAGGGTCGTAGGGCGTTGCGGACTTTTTGAAGTCATATAGATGGTACGGGAAGGGCTGATATATAGGCCCGCTCGTGAGCGCCTCATAATTCCTGATAGCTTCGGATGCTTCTGGTGAAAGAACATATTCGATAATGTGTTTGGATTGATTCAGGTGTTGGATGTTGCCACGAGTTAACGGCATCTGCCAAGTCTTGGACTTTGGTTCAAATCGGCGGGCTGGGAAATTGCGCATGGCATCCGCCAGAAAGAACGGGGCGACCATCTGTAATCTTTTTGTTTTCGGCAGGTAACCTACTTTGACTTGATTATTCACTTTTTGGCCCCTCCTTCTGCCTGCTCTGCGGTGGCGGTGGCGATGGTGAGACTATTCTTTTCGCAAATGTCTGCAATGTAGGCAATGGTACCACCAGCATTGGCTATTCGTGTACATGAGTCCGCTACATCGTCTGAATCACACAGTTCGGATGCGTATTGACATAGCCAGTCAGTTATTGCAATCTGAGCTTTCTTGCATGCATGCAGCAGCGCGACATTTACTGGTTGCCGGGGTGTTGCATACGGAACAACTGACACGTCAATCCAGCGACGGTCGCCGAATGTCGTAAAGTACAGGCTGCATGACTTCCGGCCATGGGGCTTCTCAGACCAATCGACAACGGCTTTGTGCAGTTGCTTCACGCCGTCTTTGAACAGCAGCCCGCTACCCTGCGCAATCAGCCGCAGCAGTTGGTCATGGTTGTCACGCGCTTGCTCAGTCCACGGCACCAACAGCAAGTCCAGATCACGGGTAAAGCTGCCGTGCATCACGCATGCGTAGCCGTACTGCCAAGCGACAATTCGTGCTTGCGTATAAACACGGGCGTAGTCGGGGTCAATGATTCCGTAAGGCTGACCTTCCGCCCCCCGCCCTTCCGGTTGCTGCGTGTACCCATTCGCCTGATTCATCAGATTTGAAAACTGGCATGTATCGTACGGTTGCTGTGCTGGCTGTGCTGGCTGTGCTGGCTGTGCTGGCTGTGCTGGCTGTGCCTTGGTGAGTTGGGATCGCAGAATAGCAGTTTCGGCAGACTCACTTTGCTCGTAAATCAATCTAACTTCTGACTCGGCTTGTTTAGCAGCTTTAACCTCCGACTCCAGTTCCTTCACACGGTCTGCCTGTGCTGCGAGTGCATCTGCCGAGTTACCCATTAGGTTTACAACGGCTAGAGTTCCGTCTAGCCAATCGACTTGGTTGCGTAACCGTTCTATCAATTCTTCAACCTTCATTTGAATCTCCTTGTATTGCGTAGAGTGGTGCAAAGCGGTCATATCCTGCACCCTCTGTCAGAGTAAACATTCGCGCGTTTTGCAATTGGCTTACGTTGGCGACAACACCAACACCCTGCGCGTTGTCGAGGATGGAGAGGGCTGTATCAATCTCGGCTGATGGAAAATCCATGCGCAGCAACACTTGCTTATAGGCGTCCCGCAACTTGGCAACATCAGAGGCGGGGATGATGTAGTGGGTGGAGGTCATATCACCACCTTGCCTTCGTTCAATGCCTCTGCTCGCGCGTCAGCGAATGCCTTTGTCCTACAATCATCAACAACGTGGTATTCAGACAAACTACCCGCTGCGCGTTTCGCGACCACGAACCGGCCCTCGTGGGGGACAACAATAAATTTGTCGGTGGAATGGGCGATCATTCCGGGACGGGCGGGAAATCGGATTATATTACTCATTATTCATTTCCTCCAAAGCTTGGTTATCTCGATCTTCGTCTGAGCGATCTTCAGCGCGATTCCAATCCAAGGCATCCGCTTCATCACTCGTGAGATCATCGTTTGCAATGCGGCGGCGAATCGAATGATCCATGTTGACTCCAATAAAAGGTAAATGGTACAGCAAAACCAGAACAGCCAGATCACGATGGAGTCTTCGGCATGACCGTCGCGTCGGTGAACTTGACGACGTTGACGAAACCGCCCGTGTCGATTGATGTGTAACCATCATTCGGCCATGTACCAAGATGGGGGACGAACTGACCAACAAGGTCTGAATACCACATCAGCGGGTCCTTACACCCATGGATATAAAGGTGCGTCTGGGGATTAGCCCTCGTCTTGCCGGGAATCTCGATCTTCATGGTTTTCCGGGGGGCGCTCTCGGGGGCCGGAGCCATATCAGGTCGGGGTAGGGGCGTCGAGCGCAGCGGTGGTACCACGGTGGTACCCGGAGGAGCTATCGCGACAGCTATCGCTACGCGTAGTCTGGTCATCCAGTTAATCATCTTGAATCCTATAAGGGCTATTGGGGTGCTGGTTCTTTTTAAGGTGGGAGCCAGCAAGACCACCGCTACGTTTAATACCGGACGGTAGCCGTGTCCGGAAATCCGATTCTATCAGAGGTCGGGGGCCGTGTCCAGCCCCCCTTCCATCAGGCTTCAGCTGTTTCAGCTGTTTCAGCTTCGGGCTTGGTGGCTTTCGCTGCCTTCTTCACAGCGGCTGCTTCTTCGCGGGCGGCTTTGGCATCTGCCTTGGCTTGTGCCTTGGCGCGGATAACTTCCGTACCATCGATGTCCAGCGTAGCAATGGCTTCCTTGACTGAATCCATGGTTAGTGTGCCTTTCTTGAGAGCGCCACGCATGCGATTGCGGAAGTTCATCGATTGCTGGCCGATGTTCAGCTTGGTATAGGGGTTCTCTTCCATACCCAACACGAACTTGGCCAGTTGAATCACGCCGTTGGGACCAACGCCATCCAGAGCGATCGCCAATTCATCATTGCTGCGCAATTGGCCTGTGGTGCCCTTGACGTATGCACCTGACTTCACACGGTCGGCCAATACCAACATGGAGCCAACATACTTCTTACCATCAGCTTGTAGTACAGCAATACGCTCAGCCCGCTCAGCAGCTTTGGCTTCGGCAGCTTGTTTACGGGCAGCGACTTTTTCGGAGTTCGCGGCATCCTTGGCCAGCTTTGCAGCAGCTTTGGCTTCGGCTTTTGCTTTCGCGGCGGCTTCTGCGGCTTCTTTCTTTGCGGCACCTGCGATGTCGGTGCCTGTGGAACCGTCTGCGTTCTTTGCGTCTGCTGTCTGTGTGCCGGCGAGGAATTTCGCGGTGTTTTCGGCTTGGGTTTCGTCGGTAGTCTTCTTCGTGGTCTTTGGTGCTTTTGCCATGGTAGGCTCCTTTAAAAATGCCCCGTAGGGCGGTTGAGTAACTTAGAATCTCTATTGTAGCATAGGGGAGGGGGGTTGTCAACCTCCCTCTCGGGACACATTCACACACTATTCATCTTGTGGTGTCGGTGCGTACGCTAATATAGCGCCCGGAATGTTAGCTGAAAACTGGATGTTGAAATTCGTATTGTTCGGTCCGGCTTGTGGTGGTCGCATGTTCCTAAATTGGTTCACTCCGGCCCGTGGAGCCTTCCAGTTGAAATCATTGTACATCGACTTCGGGGTTCCATCCTCCCATATAGGGCGGATGATTAGGTTCACTGCGTCGATGTCGACGCCTCGGGGCTTTTTGGGGTTCATAAATCTTGTCCTTTCATGAAGACGTTAAGGTAGTAGACATTGCGCACTCGTCCGTCCGGACATCCGAACGATCGGTATTGGCGTAGTTGCCCGGTGAGGGTACAGCCCCGGCAATCGAGGTCCGGACGGGACTTCCGTACGATTTTCATCAGGCGATTGCGGTCTGTGAGGGCTTGTATCCGCGCTTCTTTTTCAGACATTCCTTGATCTTCGTACTCCAGCAGGTCCCACCGATATTGGCCGGGGAAGACTTCTGTTGGCGTTTTTATGGTCGTGAACGGGTCGGACTTCATGCAACCACCGAAAAGTGAAAATGGACCATATGTTGTAGAGCATCCGTACCGATGAAAACGGGGAAGAATCGGCCTTCCGCATTCCGAGCGATGAAGTAGCGCAGGTGATTCGCGCCCTCATAGCCGAATTTCTTTTCTACCGCCTTGATTGCATTCGCCTCTGTAGCGTATGTGACCGATGAATCGAGTGTGATTAGTTTCGCCATTTCAGTATCCTCCCTCTGTAGTGTTGCCATCCTTATCGACGCCAATCGCTGTGTGCTCCAGCAGGACGATAATTCCGGTGACGTGGTCTGTCCTGATTTCGATAATTGCGTCTTCCGGGCGGATGGTGCCTGTCTCGATTAGCACTGCTTCAAGCGCTATGTCTAGTTCGGCCATGTCTCCGTCTGTCGCCCCGCTGTTAATAGCGTGATTCCAATCGTAGACCACCTTCGCCAGCTTCGTGCGGCGCTCTGCCGCCACACTCTTGGGGTGTTGTGTCTTTACTACCATGTCTGTTCTCCTATTCACTATGTCAGGCTTGCGAAATGCTCCCGCGATCAGCCCCCTGTCACGGGGCGATCACTGAGGCATTAGGCTGGCATCACTTCGATTTCGGGATGTGCTGTCGTGATCGTGGTCTGGACGTCTTCCACTGCCTCACGCACCACGCCGAATCCGAATTCTCCACGCATCAAGGCTCCGCGCAGTTTGTTCCGGAGATTCATGCTCTGCTGGCCGATGTTCAGGTGTAGGTAGGGATTGCCGGGGAGGTTCAGTGCGATGATGCATGCCCGAATCACGAGAGCCGGGGTGATGGTTCCCAGCAGGATGGCTAATGTGTCGCCACAGGATGGCTGGCCATTGATCGCTTTCTTGTAGGCTCCGCGCTTCGCTGCTTCCCGTAATGCTAACATGGGTCCGAAATATTTCTGCTTGGTCGGATTCGCTGCCTCTTCCGCCATCGCTGCTGCCTCTGCTGCCAGATTCGCGGCTTCCTCGGCTTGGGCTTCTGCTGCCTCCCGCTCGATCTGCTCAGCAGATGGCATCTTCACGATCACTGCCTCTGGAGCGGCTGTCTTGGAGGCGCGTGGTGCGCGTGGAGTCTTAGCTGTCTTGGTCATGATATCGTCCTATTTACTATGTTATGGCATTATCGCCGGGGGGCCTCTTTCGTCTCTGGGTTCTATTGTATCACCCTGTCAATCCCCCTGTAATTACCGCTCGTCGGCTAAGAGATACCGCTCGTCGGCTAAGAGATACCGCTCGTCGGCTAAACGGGATGGTCTCGGGGGTACTACCGTCTGGCAAGAAACGTGCCATGTCAAGGAAGGGATCTCGGAGGGCCGAAGTTAAACACAAGAAGTTTGGGCTATTGATATACCGGACATGTCACTCAAGAGGCTTCCAGATACCAAGGAGACATGCACTATCTCGGTGCACGGGAAGGGTGGCACGAATCTTGCTAGACGACCGATCAATATAGACGAAGACCCTCGGGTCCGGGTCGCAGACGGGCGGTTCACAAGACGGACACTTCGGTCGGAGGGAGACGAGTAAGTGCATGGGACCACTCTAGGGTACAGATCGCAGACGACAAGTCGTAACACGACCATTGAGTCTACTTATGCACCAAAGTGGTGCGACCCCCTCTGGGTTCCGGGGACCCCCCTCCATATCCCCCTCCTCAGGCTCTCCGGGTCGGCGCTCTATACCCCTCTACCCCTCCATATCTCTCAGCGGAGACGTCGTACCTGAGGAATCTGGACTGACCGAGCGGTCAGTGACGATGACGGGGGACCGCATGACCCCTCCATATAGGAGTGGTATAGAGGGGGGGAGGGGGGGTATGGTGCCGGAACAACGTATCAGAAGCCGACGTGGAGGCCGCGCAACGTGGTGTCGGAACAACGTCAGGCAGGTGCAACGTGGTGTCTCCGCAACGTCGCGTGGAACCAACGTTGGTTCCACGCGACACGCCAAGCGAAGGGCCGACCCCCACCCCGGACCCCGGCAAAAGCGCGATGGCACCCCTTGCATGGCCAAGGGGCCGTTGTACCCTAACCAATGTCAATATATCCCCTCCCTTATGTCTTCGTCCGTATTCCGAAATATACTCCTCAATGTCGATATCTCCACAACACATGAATTCCCGGTGAATATGGGGTTGACTTCCCATCGTGTGCGTGGTACACTCGTGTCCATGTCCGAAATCCTAGACCCCTCCTCCATTGTTGATGTGACGGCGTTGGTGCCTGCATGCACTCAGGATGAAGAGACGTTCGCGCTGGCTGTTATTGAAGCTAATGGAAATATAGCGTCAGCGTATCGAATGGCGTTTGGGGATGACCTCTATCCCTTGGCGCGTGGAAAGCAGTTCTTGTGCCGTCCACAGGTGGCGCTCAAAATCAAAGAGTTGACGGACGCCATTCAGGACGCTAGTCTGATTTCAGTGGGCGCGCATTTACATGAGTTGGCGGATATACGTGACCTCGCGAAGGGAACCGGTCAGCTAAAAACTGCATTGGCGGCTGAACGTGCTCGCGGTGAAGCTGTCGGTATCTATCAGAAGCATGACGCTCAAAATAAGGGCAAGGGCACTGGTTCAGTGAACATCCAGATCAATATGGCGTCGAAGCACGACGTGAACATATGATATTGTGGTTCATTATTGGGTTGGTTACCATAGTTCCTATATACATATGGTTGATGAAGAATGTCTGAATTCAAACTCACTGCCAAGCAAAATGAAGCTCAAGCGATCATGGCTGGTGCTGCAACCCATGGTATGCTTTACGGTGGGTCCCGATCAGGAAAAACGTTCCTACACACACGCAATACCGTATTCCGCGCACTCAAGGCCGCTGATTCTCGGCATGCTATCCTCCGATTCCGTTTTAACCATCTTAAAGCCTCAGTAATCCTCGACACGTTCCCGAAAGTAATGAAGTTATGCTTTCCGGGCGTCGATTATGAACTGAGCAAAACGGATTGGTTTGCGACACTGCCGAACATGAGCCAAATATGGTTTGGCGGATTGGACGACAAAGAGCGGACTGAAAAGATTCTCGGGCAAGAATATGCGACAATGTACTTGAACGAGTGTTCACAGATCAATAAAGAGTCACGCGACATGGCGATGACCCGTTTAGCGCAGTTAGCTCCGCTAAGTGATGGCACGGGATTTTTGAAGCCCCGTGCTTTCTATGATTGTAATCCGACCAATAAGATGCATTGGTCTTACCGGATGTTCATTCAACGGGTAGACCCAGACACAAAACTCGCCCTACCGCACC